GGGGTTAACACCACCAAGTAGATTTGTTGCGTTAACAACAGTGATAGTTGTGGCAACGGTGGTTAAAGAACCAACAACTTCTGTCTCAAGAGAGACGCTAGAATATTTTCTTGACATTAGTTTACCTTATATTGTGTAGTGGACACGGACAGGATATTTACCATTTATCCTTGTTGATTCTTCTTGCAAACGTTGCTGATACAAAGCCAACAAATATCTTGCAGTATTTGTACCAGAACCAAATTGTCTAGTAACATCGTTAGCGTCTGCCTCAGGAGAAGTGAAAGACAAACGACCTGGGTCAATGAAAGAAACCATACGGTAAGCAGCACCGTAAACAATTACATCTCTTGCTGATTCTGTTAAACCAGTAACAGTTGTAAAAACATCAGCAGTGGTAGAGAAAGCAGTAGGTTGCTTGGAATAAATAACTTGAACAGTTCTACCAGGAACAATATTGTCATAAATGCTTACAGTATTAGTTGTAGCATAATCTGCTGTAGCAGCAGTAGGGTCTTGTCTCCAACGTCTAATTGGAATCCATTCACCTGAAGGACCAATAGAATCCCAAGATATAGACAAAACTGTTTCTGCTTCAGCAGGAAGAGCATAAGTTGTTATAGAAGAATTGTATGTAAAAGTTGTAGAAGCCACACCAAAGATGGTTGGGTACACAGCAAGAAGAGTATCGTTGATAGCACGCTTAACAGATAAACGTGGCAGAGAAGGAGCAAAAGTAACTTTAGTATTTATAGTGTGTGCTGCAGCAGTGCTGCCACGATAACCTCTACCAAAAGGTGAGATAACAGCAGAACGGTCAGAGCGGTCAACAGAGTCAATGTGAATAAGTTCATCATCAATCTCAACAATACCTTTACCAATATTGTCACCTGATGCCAAAGCCATAGTCAAATCACTGCTAGTTATAGCGGCAGTCAAATATGTGGTACGGTCTTGACGAAGAGTAAAACCCTCAAGGTTAATTAAAACCTCTTCAATCATCTGATTAAATGTTGTCATTGCCTTTTTGCATCCATTCCAAGTTATCTATCAATCTTTGTTCAGTGGGATTATTTTGTATTGCCATAACTGCATAGTTCATTGCTTCTTTTTTCTTACCTAAATACCAACCAGACAAGGCTAACAAATCAAAACATTTCCAATACCAAACATCATCATTAACAAGATAATGTTTTTCCTTTTCCAATGTTTCAACTTTGATTGCTGAATCCCAGCAACCCTGCCAATTCTTAATATCATAATTAAACTGTGCCAAAGAATACCAAGCCTCAAGTTGGTCAGGTGCCTCTTTCACACCCTTAACAAACCAATCCCTAGCCATCTCTTTATTCTTAAGATTAACAAACGCTTCACCCGCAGCCCTACAAGACGCTGCACGTTCTATATACCAACCACCTGCTTTAAGCATCTCCTCAGCAGACTCAATAGTTTCTCTCCACTTATCGTGAAAGAAATACTCTCTGCAAAGATAAGCCCACATACGAGCATCATTAGGTGCTTCAGCAACAGCCATCTGCAACATAGGCAAATACTGTGACCGAGACTTATCGTCATCAGGTCTATGTGAAACAGTTAAATCTAAAGTAATACTTTTTTCTACCCCACCAAAAAAGTCACCATAATATTCTGTGACCTCGTGGCAAGGCTTAGACCAACGGTAACCGTGTCTTGAATGTAAACGGTTATTGTTCTGCCATTTGTAACCTGTTTCCCAAGTAACCCAAATACGGTTAACATCAGGTGTCCAGTTCTTTCTTACAACATCAAAGAATCCATCTTGCGGTATCTCATCCATATCCAAGGAAAGACACATATCAACATCAGTAGGTAACAAAGCAAGAGCAGCATTACGCGCATCATCAAACCTGAACGGTTGAACACTGATTTGATAAACAATAACATTTGGTGCCCCTTGTAATAATTTAACTGTTTTATCTGTAGAACCAGTATCAGCCACTAACCTTATATCAGCATCTTTAGTTGCTTCCAACCATTGATGAACGTGCTTCTCTTCATTTAATGCTATTGCGTATACTGCAATTTACATATCGTCCCCAATATGTTTTATTTAGATTTTCTTGCTACAGCAGCGTTATCTACTAGGTTTGGATATCGTCTACCAGCAGCCTTAGCACGAGCCTTAGCACTGCTAATCTGTGCAGGTGTTAACTTCTTAGAAGTTTTCTTAGGGTTCTTCTTATCCCAAAATGCTGTTTTCTTTTTCATTATTTTTTTCCCTTGTTACGTTTAGAGATTGCTGCAGCCTTAGCCTTAGCATCAGACTTAGATGAAGCACCCCAGGCTTGCAATGATAACAGTAACCTTGTTGGTTCCCCATTAGGTTTACGTTCAGGTCCAGGCATACCACCCATACGAGCCAAGAAAGATGCTCTACGTGGATTGTCACCACTCTTAACAGGTGCCTTGAGCGTGCCGCCTTTGTAAGATGCACGCCCTTTAGCATTTAAACCACCTGTAGGGTTCTTGCCTTCTTTACGTGTCCAAGCAGGTGACTTAGCCATAATTACTTCTTAGGTTTCTTAGGTACTGCTGTTTCAATACTTGATGGCACTGGTGCTATTGGCATACCCATTGGGTTATCACCTTTAGCGTTAGCCATAGCGTGTTCTAAGTTAGGATAATTACATCCACAAGTTGTACACATATTATTTCTTCTTTCCTGTTTTCTTCATTTTAATCATTGATTTTTTCTTTGAATCCATTTTTTTCATATCCATCATTTTTTTGCCCTTAGGCATTTTTTTACCGTACATCATGTTGCACCATATCCTATTCCAGTTTTGTTTGATATATCTATTGCCTTACGAATATCTTTCGTCTTAGTCGTATCAGGTTGAATACCCTGAGACCTAGCCGAACGATACAACGCAAGTTCATTGTCCCATTTCTTAGAGGACATATCCATCCTACTGGTTGCTTCACCAGCATTCAAATCAACGGTAGAGGCTTTACAGCCAAAACAACCTTCAACATAATCTAGATGTGTTCTAACTCTGTGTAAACTCATTTGATGTCCCCAAACATTTTTCAATTCTATCAATGGAATCCTTCATAGAAAAACCACCATTGTTACTTAACTCTCCGTCAAGTCTGTTAAGTCTTTCCATCACACCAGGTACCTTATCCCTACCAGGGGATGCTTCTTCGCCTTCCCAATCGCGGCGAAACTTTTCCAACCATTCCATCATAGAACGAGTCTTTCGAACTGTTGGGGCAATCACAAAAAATACAGAAGCAATCGCGCTCGCAGTCGCACCCATTATCAAAATATTGTTTATCATCATTCAAAGTTACTTGCAGTAATGCCGAGGCCAGCAGCAATGAGCGCAGTCTTTTGGTTTTCCGTAACATTATGTTCATGTCCCCCTGCGTAGTATTCACTAGAAGAACTAATTTGGTCTGTTGATGGAACCCTAATTTTATAGTATACATTACTAATCTTCAACACGCTAATTCCTCTGTCCAACTTGTAACGGTAAAATAGACCGAACCCTGCTGGTCCTTCAGCAACTGTTGGTGGAAAAAATGTTGGCAATTTAAACTCCTAATAGGTAAAGCCCCCAGTTGCCCAGGGGCTTTAATCTTGATTTGAATCTAACTATGAAGCGTTAATGCTTGAAGATGATTCAATTCTGTACAATGCTTCTTCGCGGTAACGCTTGAAGCCAAGTACGCCGTACCAACCAATTGGGCGCAAGCGCATCAATTTGTCAGTTACGTTTCCAATAACTACGTGTGGTTCTTCAGCAACTGCCTCAGCAAGTGCTTGTTGACCAGCAAGTAATGTACGGAACACGCGTGCACTTGAACCACCATCGGTGGCGTTGTACAAGCGTGGTGATTCGATGAAGTATGCACCTTCGAAGTTACCAATTTCTCCTGCCCAAATTTCAGCATTTGATTGGTATTCGTGAGGTAATCTCCAAGAGGCTGCGCCTGTTTCAGCACGTAAGTCGTGTGAAACTTCTGGATGTATTGCACACCAGTATAGGGAGCCTTTACGAGCAATTGCTTTTCCTGCACGTAACTTTGCAATAGCAAGACGAATGTCTGCTGCTTTCAAAGTGTGAGCGCCAGTAACGTTAGTTGTTGCTGTTGCGCGTGTGCCTGATGCGTTGCTTGCGTAGATTACGTTTGTTCCACCGCGTAGTTCGGTTTGAACAATTTCATCGATTGAGTCTGCCATGTTGAACGCAACAATGTTTGCAATTGCTGGGTCAACTTCAGCAAGTGACATCAATTGCAGTTTGCGAGTGGTT